CGGCAAGCTTGTGCCGGATATGTCACAGAAAACCACTACCGCAACAACTACTACCGAGATTAAGGAAGAGGTCAAGCCAGTTGAGCCTGTACCTGTGGCTCCTGTCTTCCCAGACGTTACTCCGCCGGCTACACCTGCTGAGGAAATCGCTGAGCCTGAAGGTCAGATCGAGGAGGTAGACTGATGTTCAGGTTAGTTCTGGCTATAGTTTTGTTCTGGGTTTTACCGGTTAATGCTGTAACTGTTCCACAGTCTTTGGATGAATGTACAGCACTCTGTGTTCAGTATTTCCTAGGAGGCTCGCCAGTTATACCGCCTGTTACTCCTCCATCAGGTAATAAAATATTTCCACATGCAATTACTTTTGAGCGATCAACTGATCAAGGGAATGGTTCAGCAGGAATTTTATTCAGGACTTTACAGGCCGGATCAATTACTTATGTTTCAGTTAATGGTGAGGTTGCAAGACTGGGAGTTCCATATAAAGGTGCTCCGGTTTTCCTGTTGACTAAGTCTGGTGATCAGTATGTGAGGCCACTGAACTTTGTAATTAAGATGGCTGATGGTGTGACTTATACTGCCAAAAGTGGAACTACTTCTGCTCCAACAAATCCTTCAGGAAACTATACTAACAGCGCTGAGTATGATTCGTATGGGGTTCGTAATGGAGGACGCCAAGCCTGGAGAATTAATAAACGAGGAGACTCTCTTGGATCAGGTCCAGTAAAATTCACTTTCTCTGATGGCCTGACTTTTATTGTAAAAGATCCTAATAAGAATTGTCGAGATCGAGAAGATACTTGTAATAGAGATTCTCGTGCAGAGAAAGATGGATTTTTGTATAAACCAGGCAATGGATTACCAAATGGTACAGGTGATGCAGATCGAGGAACTGCTCATGGTGGTATTTATCTACACGCCCCTTATGGAAACAATAGTAAGAAAGTGTTGATGCAATGGTAGTTTGTAAACAGTGTGGATATAAATATACTGGCCCAAGATGCCCAATATGTAATTATCCAAACGAAGACTGTGATTGAACCTTACCTCAACTTTCAGGAGAAAGTTATGCGGGTGATTTCGGAAGACAGTTTGCAGTTGTTCAAGAAAAATGACGATGGTTTGCATTTTGTCAAGGATCGGTACTGCAAGGAGCCAGGACCATGTTTTTCATTCGATGATCATGGCAGGGCCGGCGTGAGTTGTGATCGGTTTCGTTATCAGCCTACAGGTGTAAAGTTATGTATCAAATTATAATCTTATTCTTCTTACTTGTTGCTTCGGTCGCTCAAGCTAAGCTAGCTACAGTAGTCAGTGTTATTGATGGAGATACAATTAAGGTTGTTGATGAGACTGGAATAACTACTGTTCGCCTTTATGGAATTGATTCTCCTGAAAAGAAACAGGCCTTTGGTCTTGCTGCTAAAGATTTTGTCGAAGTGATGATTAAAGGCAAGGTTGTAGATGTTGCACATGTTGATACTAAGTATTATGATCGTTATGGTCGGACTGTAGCTGTTGTAATGCTTGGAACACAATGTGTGCAAGAGCAACTTTTACTTGCCGGCTATGCTTGGGTTTATCCTCAGTATTGCAAGAAGTCATTTTGTCAAGCATGGGAAAAGTTGCAAGGTATTTCAGCTGGTAATAGAGTAGGCTTGTGGTCTGGTCCTGCTCCAGTGCAGCCGTGGGTTTGGAGGAAGAAATGAATTTTGTTAAGATTTCTTATTGGGGGGCTGATCTTACTATTCCTGATTTTCTTGAACCTCTATGGCCTCATGATTTGCCTCCCGAGAAGTGGCCTTCATTTCTTGGTGCTGGGCAAGGATGGGGAGATAAGATAGTTCCTGATCATTTCGGTAAGGCTAGGCTTAATCCTGCAGGACTTTGTCATGATGTAGAATGGGCCTGTTCAGCAAAGAACTTGAGTGCATTTTTGGGGGCTAATGGTAGGTTCTTCTTGAACTGTGTATCACTTATTCTTGCTTCAGATATGGAAGTATGGCCTAAGATAAAGACCATGATTTTTGTTAGTGGACTGTATCTTACGGCAGTAAGCACTATAGGAATCTTGTTCTTTTCTTGGTTTACTAAGGAGCGAAAGGAAGATGTTGATCCATTGCAGAATTCTATTGTAAGAGATAGGTTGAGAAGACTGGCTACAGCGCGGAATAATCACTGGGCGAAGATTCTTGATACTCGGTTACCTGATAATGAAGATATGCTTTATAGAGATGATGAAAGGACAATATAATGACTGAAGAAGTTGAAATATATGCCGGACACAGTTATGAGGACCGAGCAGGATCTAGACGGAGATATAATCTTACTAATGAAGATCTTGAAGCAATCACTGCAATTGTTGAAGCTGTAGTTTATAAGCAACAACATACAGATACGAATTGTCGATTTGCTGCTATTCAACCTGGTGATCTTAAAGCGATGGTTGATGCACATAAAAAGTTTACTGTTATGATGGATGATAATAGAACCGTGGTTAGAAGATTTGTTCTAGTCTTGATATTGACTGGAGTAGCAGGTACAACAGTTTATGGTTATTGGGCAAAATTTGTTGATGCAGTTAAAAAAGTAACAACTGGGAGCTGAGATGATACTTAAAGATGGTAGTGAAACTCAAGATCCTCGTTGTGGATTGATCTTTCAAGCTGATCCTACAGCACCTAATCTTCTTGCTGTGCCACCGATTGATGATGGTATTGACCTGCGATATCGAGAATTGATCAGTAAATATCGAGTAAAGAAATTTAAAGAGCCTTTACTTAATCAAGGTAATTGGAGTGCTTGCGGAGGATTTGGATTTGCTGGTTTTATGGAGCATGAGCCTGGGATAAGAACTCTTGGAGATGAATGGGCTCTTGAGTTTTACTTTCGGTGTCAAGATAATGATCAGTGGCCAGGTTCAGAAAGACCTGGAGCAAAACCAATTAGTTATGGTACATCACTTGCAGCAGTAATGCAGACTGCAAAGCAAGAAGGATTGATTGAATCATATTGTCGAGCAAGGACTGTTGATGAAGTAATTCGTGGCATCGACTATTACGGCAGTGCTATACTTGGTCTGGAATGGACTGAGGGTATGATGTATCCTCGTGAAGTAGATGGATTAAGTACTCTTGGTGGAGAAGTAGTTGGTGGACACTGTACAGCTGGAACATTCATTAATTTACATCAACGAATTATTGGTGGTCCAAATTCATGGCCGGATTGGAACTTATTGCGTAATGGCTATTGGGTAATGGATTTAGATGACTTTGCCGAAGTATTTATGAAACGCGGTGGTGAATGTGCATTTGCACGGAAGGCGGTAATATGAATATGAAAGTTGATGATAAATTTTATGAGTTTTTAAAACTTGTTGAGGGAAGTCATAAACAAGTTTATCCTGATTCAGGTGGAGAACCTACTATCGGTATTGGCCATTTATTGACACTCTCTGAGCGAAGATCAGGAAAGCTCGTAATTGGTAAAGCTGTTGTAGAATATAGACATGGATTAACTGATGAACAGATATTAACTCTTTGCATACAAGACATTCGAGTTGTAGTTAAGATAGTAAATCGCGGAGTTAAGGTAATACTTACACAAAATCAATTTAATGCCTTAGTAAGTTTTACTTTCAATGTAGGTGATGATGGTTTTCTGAACTCTACTTTACTTCGATTACTTAATCAAGGGCATTATGTTGCTATTCCTACTCAATTGCGTCGATGGAAATATGATAATGGAAAAGTAGTTCAAGGTTTAATTAATCGACGAGAAAAAGAAATTCGATTGTGGTTGTCATAAAGAGGTAAGCAATGTCATATAAACCTGGTGATTATTTAGTAATTTGCGATCAATGTGGCTTTCAGCGTTATGCATCTGAATGCCGGATGACTTGGGATAAGTTGTTTGTTTGTGCTGATACATGTTGGGAAGAAAAGCATCCACAGTATACTGATCCAAAACCATTAGGCGAGAAGCAAAGTGTTCCTGTACATAGGCCGGAACCAGAGGAAAATTTTATAACTGTTCCAATTACACCAGATGATCTTTAAGGAATTTTATGACTACTTTTAGTGAATTAAAAAGTAAAGCTGATGTTCTTGTTGCTGATCCTTCTTTGACTGATTATTTAGGGGACTTTATTAATCAAGGAGTTTCTGAAATTGCTGGCGGAATGCTTTCGTTATTAGATGGAATTGAGAATCCAATACCGAATGCACTTACGCCGCCGTTGCCTGAATTATTTACTATAGGTACTGTAACAACTTCAACGACTGCTGCTTTTGTAGCTATGCCAACTAATTTTCATCGAGACTTGCAATTAGTAGTTTCACCTACTGGAAGTGAGATTGATATAGCACATTCGTTTATTGAATTTACAGAGACTTATCCTTTGCTGAATAAGTCAGGAAGAATTTCTGAATCTATTGAACATGGAAGAAAATTATATTATCAAGGTATTCCTACAAGTGCTGAGACATTAACATTACATTATTATAGAAAACCCGTTGATATGGTTCTTGATGCTGATGTTCCTGATGGCATTCCTTCACATTTACATATTTCTTTGTTGGTGAACTTTGCAGCTTGGAAAGCTTATGAGCATATTGAAGATGGGCTTGAAGGTGAAACACCAAATACTATTAAATTTAAAAAGCTTTTTCTTGAAGCAATGAGAACATTTGAATTAACACTTCCATTTTATTCTCGTGGATTCATGCTTAAATAATTTAAAACAGAGGTATACTATGGCATTGGAAGAAGGAAAAAGAGCAAAGTTGAAACAACCGCCTGTTGAAGGAATTGTAGTTGATGTGCAGTACAACAAGCAGGAGCGATGCCTTGAGCATTGCCTCGAATGGACCACGGATGTTAATAATGATGGAGTGCCAGAAACTCATAGGCGCTGGTTTCTTGAATCTGAATTGGAAGAGGTGATGTGATGGAAGAAATTAGAACTGAATTTTCACATGGTCTCTCAGTTCAGGGTGCGAATATTGGCAGAGGTGTTGAAGCACTAGAACAGTCTAAAGCAATTGGTAGGTATGATGTTGAATGTATTGGCCCGGTTGAAGAATTTCGAGCACAGTACGTGTTGCTTTGTGATAAGATTCTCTCTTTCAAGCAGATGGGCAAGGTCAGACGATTCTTGCAAAGGATGGATATTGCCAAGACGCTCTCCGACTTTGCTGCAGTTCCGATGGAGGCCAAGTGGACTGAGGCATTTGATAATCTTGTTACTACTGCTGGCAAGAATGATATGCTGGATAAGTATCTAGCTGGTTCATCTTATACTGCCGCTTGGTATATTGGACTTATCGGATCGACAAGTTATACAACTGGTGCTGCGGTCACTAATACGATGGCCTCGCATGGAGGTTGGGCTGAGGATGTTGAATATTCTCAGGCAGCTCGGCCGACTACAGCGTGGAGTGCAGCAGCAGCTGGAAGTAAAGCTCTTTCTGCGGCTTGTGTTTTTTCAATTAATGGTGATGGCACAACGATTAAAGGTTGTTTTCTTAACTCTGTAGCTACTAAGTCTGGTACCAC